GGCAAAAGCAAAAGGCGGTCTGATGAAGACGAATTATGTACCTGGAAAGCCCAAATGTACCAGTCAAGGGCGCTCCAAGAACACTAATTTGGCAGCAACATCGCGAAATGGGCGTAAAAAGCGTTATCGCGGACAAGGAAACTAAATAATTCTGGAGATAGCAACCTCCGTAAAAGTTCTCAAAGACTTTTTCGGAGGATTTTTTATGGCAATTTCACCTGTAGACCAAGGAAATGAGTTTATTGAGTCAGGAATGACACTGATTACGTCTCCAGCTAGTGAAAAATACTTAAAAATGGCAAGAAAATCAAAATATCAGCCACCAGAAGATCGTTACTCTCGTCCATGCGGCGGAAAGGGAGGGTTTGATGACTTTGTTGAGCGTTGGCACGAATAGTTTACGAAACCCTGATAAATAACTCAAGGTCGAATTTTACAAAATGGCTATTATCTCAAAGTCCTTTAGGGACTTTAGCCTTACCTTTGAGAAAAATCCAGTAACTAATGATGTTCTGACTCTTAAGAATGAGAAAGCGATTAAAGAGTCTGTAAAAAACATCGTTAGGTACAATTTTTTTGAGAAGCCATTTTATCCTCAGTTTGGTGGCAACGTCATTAAGTATCTTTTTGAAAACTACACTGAAGGTTTATCGAGTGAGATTTCAGATCAAATTAAGAAGACAATCAACACTTATGAACCAAGAGTTGCTTGTTATGATGTCTTTACTAAATTCGATGAGTCAATAAATGACCTGCAAGTTTCGATTTCGTACCTAATTCTTGGTACGCCTGTCACCATAGAAAGCATAGATTTAGTATTTAAACCATAATGGCGTTCAATCAGGTCACCTCGTTAGAATTTAACGAGATTAAGGCACAAATTAAGGATTATCTCAAAGCTCAAGATCAGTTTTCTGATTATGACTTTGAAGGATCTTCGCTGACCGTACTTCTTGACATTCTTGCTTACAATACTTACTATTCTGCAGTTAATGCAAACCTTATTGTAAATGAGAACTTTCTGGAAACAGCTGTTCTCAGAGAGAATGTCGTAAAACTAGCTAGAATGATCGGGTACACTCCTAAGAGTGCTAGATCTGCGATTGTGCCAACGACCATTACAGTTGCAACCGCATTTCCTTATCCAAAAACAGTTACTCTGTCCAGAGGACTTGTTTTAAACTTTATTGGAGCAGATAATGATAACTATGTCTTCTCCACAATTGCAGATCAGAGTGCATCAGTAGATAGTCTGTCTGGAATTGCTACTTTTACTAATTTGCCCCTTTACGAAGGTGTATTTTTAGTAGACAGTTTTGTTAGAGACGAAACTCAAAGACAAAGATTCATTTTAACCAACCAAAACATCGATACCACTAGTTTGAAGGTAGAAGTTACTAGTGGAACGACAACTGAGGCATATCTTTTAGCAACTGACATCACAAAAATCAACGGATCATCAAAAGTCTTCTTTTTAGAGGAGTCTGAGTACGGAAGACCAGAGATTACTTTTGGTGATGATGTTCTGGGTAAAGCATTAGTTGATGGCGATGTAGTTGATGTCACTTATACGACCAGTTCTGGACCTGGATCAAATGGTCTGACTAACTTTGACTTTATTGGAACAATCAGAGACAATAATAACAATAGTATAACTACTGGAATTTCAGTTAACTTGATTACACCCCCAGATGGCGGTGCTTTCCAAGAAACAACAGAATCTATTAAGTTTTCTGCTCCCAAATTCTATTCTTCTTTTGGAAGAGCTGTTTCAACGAGAGATTACGAAGTTCTTCTCCCACAGATCTACCCAAATATCCAATCTATCGCTGCCTACGGTGGTGAAGAGGCAGATCCCCCAGAATACGGTAAAGTTTTCTTGGCAATCAAACCAAAAAATGCCGATAAACTGTCTTTATCAGAAAAGAACAATATTCTCAAAAAACTCAGAGATTATTCTGTAGCTGCGGTTGAACCAAAAATTATCGACCCATCTGTTCTCTATATTGATCTCGTAACCTTTGTTTATTTTGATCCAAACAGAACTCGTAGGGATCAAGCAGATTTAAAAACGATTGTTTATGCAACTCTGGCAGCTTTAAATGCTGGATCTGAGTTTAATAAGTTTGGTGGCAAGTTCAAGTATTCGAAACTGCAGAAATTGATCGATGATGCAGAACCTTCGTTTACTTCAAACATTACCAGAGTGGTAATGAGAAAAAATGCTCCAATTCAACTAAATGCAAGAGTAAACTACAAGATTTGTTACGGAAATAGAATCCTTCCTTCTACTGACGTTGCATCAGTAAGTAGCACTGGATTTAATCTTGCTGGTGATACTCAAAATACTTACTATCTCGATGATGATGGTGAAGGTCAACTCCGTCTGTTCTATATCAAGGATACTGGAGAAAGACAATATATTGACGGTCTTTGGGGATCTGTTGATTATGATCTAGGAGAAATCGTTATTAACGATTTGATCATCTCTGGTACTCCTTTTGCCCAAAATGAGATTCGCCTCTCTGCAGTTCCAAGATCAAATGACTTGGTTGCCCTCAGAGAAACCTATCTGACAATAGGTATAGATAATACAGTAATTAATATTGTCGAAGACGTAATTACTAGCGGTTCCAACGTTTCTGGAACTGGTGTCATCCCAGAATCTAGCTATAACTAAAATCAACTATGCCTACATCCTCCTGGAAAGTTGGTCAGTGGACTACTCCAACCACTCCTGTAACTGTACCTCCAGTTCCATCGGAAGTTAGTCCAGAATCAAAGTCTCAGATATCAGATAGAGTTTTCTCACAGTTCCCTTCGTTTGTTAGAGAAGACTATCAGACTTTTATTGACTTTGTAAGGGCATATTACAAATCTCAAGAATTAAAGGGAAACCCAGTTGATGTTATTCAAAACTGGGATGATTACTATAATATCGACAAGTATTCAAACCTTGTTCAGGAAACCGTTCTCATTTCTGCTTTAAGTGAAACTTCAACAACTATTGATGTCCAGAGAACTAGAGATTTTCCTAATGAGGGATTACTTTTAATTGATGATGAAATTATTTACTATAATGGTAAAGGAGTCACTTTATTCCAGAACTGCGCTAGAGGATTTTCTGGATTAACATCAATTGGTAGTGCTGCTGAACTGAATTTTGAGTATACAGAAGCAACAAGTCATGCAACTGGCGCTAAGGTTATTAATTTAAATAACCTCTTCCCATTATTCATCCTTTCAAAGTTTAAAGAGCAATATCTCGCGACGTTCCCAAAAGATTTCAATTCTGGGGTTGAAGAAAATGTCGTTATTAAGAGAATTAAGGACTTCTATGCATCTAAGGGCACAAGCAGATCCTTCCAATTTATTTTAAGAACGATATTTGGCGTAGAATCGTCAATCAACTATCCACGAGATAGAATTTTCAAACCATCCGATGCATATTATGTTTCTAGGGAAGTTATCAGAGCTAGAAAGCTCGAAGGTAATCCCATGGAGCTTGTTGGACAAGTTTTATACCAACAAGAAGACCCAACTGACGAAAATGTAAAATTTGCTAGAATTTATGTAAAAAGTGTCGTAGAAATTTACACTGAAGAAGGTGTAATCTATGAAATTGACGTAGACACAAATAATTCTGCTGGAACATTTGTAACTCCTTATAAGACCATCTTGGCTGATGATCTTGGTGGAGACGTTCTGACCGATACTGTAATTACTGTAGACTCTACAATCGGTTGGCCAGAGCAAAATGGAAAAGTTCGTATTGAAGATGAAATTATCTCATACGCCGAAAAAACTGTAAATCAATTTATTGGATGTACAAGAGCAAGAGATAATACAAGTCCAGCAGAACACGTAGCTGGTCATGAAGTTATCGCTGCATTCGAAGTATTTGGATATTCCAATTTAGATGGTTCAAAAATCACCATCAAAATGTTTGGTGGTACTAGAGGAATTAGACTGAATACGCCTGGTAAATACTATCTTCCAAACAGTAAGATTACAACTCCAACCAGCCCTGGTTTTGATAGTATTGATTCCATTTGGAAATCTTTCATCTACAACGTAAGAAGAGCGTTTAGAGGCACTTCTATAGTTCTCGGGTCTCCAAATGCAGATGGAAGTGTTATTGCCACTGTAACCACAGTTGAAGATCATGATTTAAACCGTGACGATAAAGTTACTATTGTAAATGCAGATGAAGACATCTATAATGCAACTTATAATGTAGTTGGTGTTGGATCTGCAAATACATTTAATATTCTTATTCCAGCAACTCCAATCTCAACTCCAACTAAAGAGTTTATTGCTCTTAGAGAATTTTCATATGGAACGAGTGATTTTGGTAGCATTAGAAATGAAATTGAAGATTTTACCGCAGATATTCAGAATACCTATAGATCAACAGATAATGCAATCGTAGCTTGTACTGGAATACCATCTCATAAGATAGGTCCTTTTGGTGCAAATGATATTCTCCCAGGAAACCAAAGATACTTAAAGAGAATTCCTTTACGACCAATCACAAAGAGCACCAAGCAACCAACACCCGTTGGACAAATTGGTATTGGTGTAAACGGTGTGCCATTTTTCTCCTATAAGGGTAATGCTACCAAAAAGTATGGAGGATTGATTGGTATTGAGAAAATTAATGGTGGTGATGGGTATGATATTACAAACCCACCAATTGTAGAATTTGAACCAGATTATGAATTAGATAGAAACTATGCTATTGGAACAAGAGTAAAATATAATGGTAATAGATATGTTGCTCTTGAATCTGGTCAATCTTCATTTACAACTTTCCCAACTCATACCAGTGGCGTGCAGGTACATGGGAATATTAGATGGGAGTATGAAGGTTCCTCTGCAACTGGAGCTGTCGAAGTAGACGGTAGAGTTATTGAAATTAACGTAACAAATGGAGGAAGCGGATATACTTCAGAACCTATTGTTGCAATTATTGGTGGTGGAGCATCTCCTACAAATGCCGCTTCTGCTGCAGCACAGATTACAAATGGTGTTGTAACTAATATTACTATAACCTCTTCTGGTTCTGGATATACTGGTGTTCCAACAATCTCAATCACTGGTGGCGGGGGTTCTGGAGCTACTGGTCTTGCCGTTGTCAGAGGATCAATCAAAGAAGTTCATATCACAAGTCCTGGAACGAATTATTCATATGAACCTCAGGTAAACCTCGTTTCTGGTAGTGGAGCTGTAGCGTACCCATCAATCCTTAATGGTAGAATTGAAAGTATCATCGTTACATTTGGTGGGGAAAGATACTTTGGACCACCAGATGTAGTTATTGTTGGTGACGGCGTTGGTGCAACTGCTTTTGCTAATGTAGATCTCACTAGAAATATCGTTACAGATATTGTTGTAACTAATAAAGGTATTGGTTACACTCCAGGTAAAACAGAAATCTTTATTGTATATCCTGGTGTTGGCGCTCAATTCCAAACCAGACTTACAGAATTAACTTATAACGAAGCAGCTAATGCAAATGAACTTGGGGTATCTGCAAATACGTTTACCCCAAGAGTTACGTTTGATTCTTCTAATGGTGCTTCTTTCCAAGGAGCAAACTATCTGATCTATGGTGGAGAATATGGGTATATGTTCAGTCCAAAGAGACTGAGATTCTTACTCGAAGATAACATCAATTCATCACTTGTAGAATTGACTCCGACTAAGCATTCTCCTATTCTTGGATGGGCTTATGATGGAAACCCAATCTACGGTCCATATGGTTACAAGGACAAAGAGAATAAATCACCATTTAATGAGTATAAGCAATTAACCACCAGTTATAGAATTAAATCCGCAAGGACTTCTCTAGTTGATGGTCTTACAGATCCATTAGGAACCTTCATCGAAGATTATGAGTATGTTGAGGGTCTTGGAGATCTTGATGAATATAACGGTAGATATTGCGTAACACCAGAATATCCAAATGGTGTATATGCATATTTCTGCACCATCGATGGTGTAACTGGTAATCCAAAATTCCCATACTTCATCGGTCCAAACTTTTACTCGCAGGCAAATGAAATAAATTGGAACGGTAATGGTTTGCAGCGAGGATTTACTGAAGATGCAATAAGATATAAAGCTCCATATTTGGCAGTTGATAATCTCATCGTTAAGAGAAAGCAACTTATCGATAGAATAGAATTCTATTTGGCTTTAGAGGATACTACAACCATTATTACAACTGAAACTGGCGATTTCTTAGAATTAGCAGAAGACGGTATTGGTTATTTTGATTATTATCCATCAATTAAGGGAAGTCAAGCAGATTCTCTGTATGTTGCGTCTACAAACAAATATTCTTCATCTGGTATAGATCAGTATCTCCTTGAAGGTGGTGGATCTGGATATAAAGTAAACGATAGACTGATCTTTGATGAAGAAAATACTGGTGGATCTGGATTAAGCGCAGTAATATCTTCTGTTGAAGGAGTACCAGTATCTACAGCTTCTTTTGCTGCCGATGATGACGATGTTTCTGTTGTCACCTTAACTACCACAGAAAATCACTATGTCAAAATTGGAGATTTGGTAAACGTATCAGTTGATGATAACTTATATGAAAGAGAGATCGGAGTAAAGATTATTGGTAACAAATACCACTTTAAGTATTTAAACATTAATAAAAT